CAGTTCTTCCGGCGACCAAAGCCGCCCCTGCAACCGCGCCTCGTCCAGCAAGCTGGTCCCGCGCGGCATCTCAGGTCACATCCTCGTTGTAGGGGCGGACGTAAAGTTCGTTGCCGCTGGCCGCTGTCGAGACGCCCGCGTTGTTCACGACCTGCAACGTGACGGGGAAAGGATAGAGCCTGACCATCGGGATAATGGCAACCTTTGCGCCTGTGGTCGTCGTAAGCGGCGCAACATAACTGTCGAATGGCCCCCCGTTCAGGTCCGGCGTGTCTGTCCCGTCGCCACTGTAAACCCGCAACGTGATCGAACCGCCCGTCGCCGGAGTAAGCGACCCCAGCTTGACCGTGACCGCCGCGTAAAGGTCGCGCGCCGTGCTGTTGTCATAGCTGATCGCCGATCCGGCAGAGCCGTTTGCCAGCGAGTTGAACGTGGTGCCAGCAAGATTGCCTGACCTCGCACCGGGCGCTGCCCATTTTGCGACTGACATCAGTTGTTCCCTCTTGCAATGCCAATATCTCGGATCGTGACTGGCCCCACAGCTTCCTTCTCCGCCCAGGATTGCGGCACATCGGCCAAAGCCACCGACTCGTTGAAGGTCTGCTGCGATATGACTCCGGCCTGAAGCAGCGCGCCGAGCATCTGCGTTGTGTTGGTGTAATCGTCGGCGGACGTCGCCGGGATCACACTGAGATCGGGATCGGTCAGGGTCGTAAAGGCTGTGATTGCGATCTTCCGCAGCAAGGTTTTGGCTGCAAAGTCCGGGTCGTCTTCATCGACCGTCCGTTCTGCCAGCATTTGCAACTCGGCAAATTCCATGCGCTGCAAGAACATTGTTTTCACAGGGTCGATTGGCACATCCACCCGCTTCCTGGGCAAGGTCGGGTCCGGCGCATTAAGCGCGGCGGCAACAGCCGATTCCGCCATCCCGGCAAACTGCGCTTCCGTCACCTTTGCCGCGATTTTCTGTTCCCGTTGCTGTTCCCGCGTCAACGTCATTTCTCACCTCCATAGGCCCGCTTCGCACGGGGCCAGACATAAACCGCCAGCGCCACCGACGCGCAGGCCAGCCAGATCAGAAAATTGGCAGAAAAGTCCTCCACCCGTATCCAGCGGCCCGACGGTGTCAGATTCATCGTCAGCGCCACCTCGGCAGCCCCCAGCGCAAAGAACGCGCTGTCCTGCACGGTGTCGGTCTTCACCCACCGCTGCACGATCAGTTCGATCACGATCACATAGGTGGCCACCACCGCCAGCCCGATGGTCCAGACTGGCGGGGCCAGGCCGATGATCTGCACCCAAAGCGCGCAGACCCCGTTCGTCAGCCAGCCGCCCAGCGTGATATGCCCGATCTGGTTGATCAGCCCGTAATAGGGCTGGGCCGCAAACCGGTCAGGCGTGTTCAGATCGCGCCAGAACGCGGCCCAGATCCCCACCTTAATCCTCGGCGATCGCGCTGGCGGTGGTCAGGCGCGGGGTCACGCCGGAAGAAATGGCGATAGTCGGGCTGATCGCGCCCTTGTACAGCACCAGGCCACCGCCCGAAGACGCAACGCCGATGGAAAAATGCGTGGCCGTGGCCGTGCCCGCCGTGCAGGCCGGAAAATCCACGTTTGCGGCCGGCGACACCGAATTGCCCGTCACCGTGAACCCGGCCCCGGACCGCGCCACGCCGACACGGGCATAGCCCGTATAGCTGACCTCGGATGTGGCCTGGGTGCCCGCCTCGCCCGGGTCTGCCGTGTGCAGCGCCAGAAACAGCTGCCCCGGCGTGGCGGCCCCGCGCAGGCCGGTGGCATCGCCGATATTGGCGATGTTGGAATTCTGGAACACCAGCTGCAGCAGCGATGTTTCAAAGGCATCAGATTTGGACATGGGTCTTCTCCTGGGTTAGCGGCACGCCGCGTCGATGATTTCAATCAGGTTCGCCCCCGAGACCGCCGCGCGGTCATCCGGGGTTTCCGCCAGGGCGGCCGCATGCACGGCCCGCGCCCCCCGCGTCGCCGTGCAGATCGCGTCACCGCTGGTCAGGCTTGCGGGCGCGCATCCGGCGACGGGCAGCAGCAGCATCAACATGAACAGGCGCGTCATGGGCCTTCTCCATTGTTTCCTGGTATCCCTTGGCATCGCGCAGATCGCGCGCCCTGGCCGCATCGGCCCGGCCCTTGCCGTACAGCCCCAAGGCCCCCAGCACCGCCGCCAGCGGCTTCCACAGCACCAGCAGCAGACGCAGGATGGTGGCACTCACAGCAGCGGCTCCTGCACCGGCGCGGGCGTGGGCGGCGCAACGAACAGGTCCGGCTGCCGCATGGCCTCCTCGACCCGGCGGCAGGCCGCGTCAAAGTATTCCGGGTCTTTCTCAATCCCGATTCCGGCGCGGCCCTCTTTCTGGCAGGCCACGAGGGTCGTGCCGCTGCCCATGAAAGGGTCAAGGATGGTCGGGGCGTTGAGAAGGAATCCGAGGCACCAGCGCATCAGGGCCACGGGCTTCTGCGTGGGGTGAACCTTCGGCTCGGTGCTGTCAGGGCTGGTAGCCGAGGTGAACACGGCTACATTCATGTCAAGCGATGTCCAGGCCAGTTCGGCCCCGGCGAAACTCGGGGCGGCATTGGTCTTTCGCCAGACAAGCCATCCCCGTGACGCGGGCAACCCGATGTAATTTCCGCCCCAGACAATCGCCGGAACGCCGCGCATGAAAATGTCCGGGGGGGGGGGGCAACATCCCACTCCAGCATTTTTTTAGACGCGGGGGGCATACTGTTCCCCTGCAGCCGGTGGCCAATCCCATACGGCGGGTCCGTCACCACCGCATCTACCCGCCCCAGCCCCGGCATCACCTCCCGGCAATCGCCCAGGATCAGCCGGTGCGGGCCGATCCGCTCTTCCCTCACGCCCGGTTCCGCGTGAAATAGGCGCTCACGGCCCCCACCACGACCACGGCCCAGCCGATGATATCGGCCTTGTAGGGCGTGAACGGATGGTCGGGCCAGGCCGCGTCCAGCGCGCCGAACGCCCCGTTCACCACCACCCCGGCAATGACAAAGGCCCACCACTTGCGGGTCGGGGCTGCGGTCGGTTGATTGACAAGTTTGGCCATCAGAAACCTCCAGACAAGGCGCGCCACAGGCGCATGAAAAAGCCGCCCGAAGGCGGCGCGGGAACGGGATCAGGGGCCACCACATCGGGCGGCGGCGCAGGCGGGCGGGGCACGGGGGCAGGGGCAGGCGGTGGCGCAGCGGGCCGGGGGGCGCTGGCGGCGCTTGGCAGCCGCCACAACGCTTTTTCGAACACATCCGCATAGCCCGAAATCAGCCAGGCCCTGTCCCTGCCGTTCACCACGCGCCGCATTTCCACATAGCTGTCATGGTCCGCCAGCTTCTGCCCGGTGAACCAGCCTTCCAGGCAACCGCGCACCAGAATCTTCGCGGCGATCTCCGGTTTCAGCGCTTCATCGGGAAACGCCACCAGATCAACGCCCAGCCGCTCCGACGCCTTGCGGTAATTGGCCCGCCCGGTGATCTGCACATACCCGCGCCCCCGGAACAGATACCCGTCACCGGGCCGTGTATTGCCCAGGTCGCGGCCGATGCTGGTGTTCGGCTCGTATTTGTCAAAATACGCCCTGCGGCCCCGTTCAAAGATCGGCTGCATGGTGGCCGCTGTTTCGTGCAAGACCGTCGCCAGCAGATAGGCCCGGTGTGGCGTGAAAAGGCCTTCGGTGGCGGAAAGCAGGAATTCAACGCCCTCGACCTGTTTTGCGGTCAGCTTGCCCCCGAACAGGTCGCTGCGGATCAGATCGAAAAAAGCCTTCATTTCCCGCGCTCCCTCATATACTCCAACGTCGCCTTCATGCCGGCCAGGGCTTCGCGCACCGCTGCCAGTTCGCGGCGCAGATCGGCCACCTCGCGCCGCTGTTCGTCGCGCGCCTCGGCCAGATCACGGTGCAGCGCCGCCGCGTCCCGCCGCATCTCTTCGGTCAGATCCTGCAGCGGGTCCGCCGGCTCTTTTTTGCCCCGGACCGACTGGATCAGCAGGTACAGCAGCACCCCGCCGGTGGGGCCGAAAATCGCCACCAGCTCTTTAAGCTGTGCTTCCATGCCCGCGCCCTCAACAGGCGCTGCCGGGCAGCGCTTTCACCCAAAGCCAGAAATACAGCGGCATGAACATGATGCTGGCATAGATGCCCACCACAAACTCGCCCCCGGTGAAGATCGCCGAATAGGCGATGGCCGCGAACTGCGTGAACTGCACCACGGCCCCCACCAGCACCATCCACCGCTGCACCGGGCGCACCAGCCCGATCACGCACATCAGACTGCCGCAGATCATGATGCCCGCCCACATCCGGGCGGGGTAGCTGTAGGCGAACTGCCCCCAGGTATCCGGGCTGAACCCGCGCGACCCGGTCAGGGCATCGGCCATGAACAGCGACCCGATCAGCAGCATCGCCAGATTGAACGCAATCAGCAGCGGCCCGTAGCGGTCGATCAGATCGGCAGACCGGGCGCGGGCGGCGGCGGCGGCTCTGTTCATTCTGCCGCGATCCCGAAAAGCTGATCCAGCAGCGCTGTGGCCTGCGCCTCATTTCCGGCATAGGCCAGCGCGACAGCCTGCAGCAGCGGGTGGCCGTACCTCACCGTCATTGCTGCCGCCCAGTCCACCTGCGCGTTGAACTGGCCGTCTGCGTCCAGCCCCGCCAGAAAGGTGGCAAACTCTGTCGGCCAGTCCCCTTTTGCCGCGATGATCGCACCGCTGGCGGAAAGTATCCCTGCCGCCTTCAGCGCCTTGCACAGCGCGCCCCGGTCTATGCTTGCCGCCGCCCGCTTTGCGGCCAGCACTTCCTCTGAAGAAGGCGCGGACGGCACCCCGACCGGCTCACCAGCGGCAATCGCGTCCTGCACCACAGACCAGAACCGGCTGGCCACTGTGATGTTTTGCCAATTCGTTCCGGCAATATCGGCGCTGTAGGTGTTCGGCGCGGTCGAGATTATGGTGGATGCTGTCATATTCAGAGCCTCGCATCAAAAGAGTTGCCGGCGGCGTATTGCACCGCAAAATCCGATCCGATACTCGCGGTCAAAGTAAGCAGCGCATTTGTTGCACTTGCTGAAACCACTTGCGATGCGTTATTAGCCCCGCTTGACCAGTTCGCGGTCGCTGCTGGCGTAGCGCGCATTGTCGATGGAAACACGATTGTCTGAAACGTCTGTGCGCCCGCACTTGGCGAATACCCCCTTAAAGTGATGCCCTGCTGCGTCACAAAAAGGTATCTCTGACACAACGCCAGTTCAGTTCCTGTGTCACGCGGGCGATAATCAAGCGCCGCCGACGCTGGCCATGTGCCGACGCGGGCATGAACACCCCAAAGATCGACGGTGACCGTCTGGATGCCCAGACTGGCGGCGCGGGCGGCATAGTTTGACCCCGCCGAAGTCCAGAAGTTTATTTCCAGATAATCATTGTTGTTGGTGCCGATGGTTTTTCCGGTGATTGACGGAATTGCAATCGTAACGGCATAGACGCCAAACGCCCCGGTGACAGCGACGATCTGCCCCCCGGTTGACACCGGCGCAGAAGGTGAACCGCCGGTTCCAAAAAACTGATATGCTTCAACAGCAATGTTTCCGGCTCCGGCGGAACGGGCCGCATGGAACAGAACGGTGATTGTCTGGCCCGCATAACTGCGGACACCCTCAATCCTCGTTGATATTTTTGCGAAATGCGAAACGGCTGACTGCCCGGATACCGCCTGGCGCAGAAAAAACTGCGGACACACGCTGCCAAAAAGCGTACCCACAGTATGCGTCTGCCGCGACTGCACTACGGTTCCGCCGACAAATTCATTCAGCCACTGGTCTGCGCCGTAGGTCGGTGTGGAAAAAGACGTTCCGCTTTGCCAGATGTCAAAACCGCCATCCAGGATCAGGTTCCCGTGCCCCCCGGCGCTGACCCCCAGATCAGCGCGAACCTGCGCGGGGGTGCGAAACTCCAAGGCATCCCCCGCCGCATTGACCCGCGTGAAATTCAGCGCCCTGCCCACAATGCTGGGAAAGCCAAACGTCGTGGCCGCTGCCAGCGCCTCATCCGCGCGTTCGTCGACAAAATCCACCGCATCCCCGACATAGCTGTAAAACCCGCCCGAAAGCCAGGTCAGAAAGGTCTGCGCCTTTGCCGAAAAGGCCGCGTCAGACCGCAGCGGGGCTTCCGGCGCGGTCGGGGGGGTCGGTTTCACCATGTCAGATCAGTCCTTCAACTTCCAGGGAACAGTCGGAAACAGTCGGCCCCGACAGCGTGATTGTGAAATCGCGGAAAAACCCGAAAACCACCGTTTCCAGGCGCCCATCGCTGCCGATATACACGGTCGGCACCGCCCGCACCGCCGCCAGCATCCGCCGCACATAGGCGGCGCGCGCCGTCAGCACCGTGCCATCATAGGTCACCCGGTCGGCATAGGCGCGGCGGGTCAGAATTGCATTCCCGAAGGTGTCCCGGTCCTTGCGCGAAAAATCCAGGATATTCACCTGCGTCCCGAACCCGGTCACGCCAAGATCGGTCACCTGCCCCAGAACCATTTCACCCACAGCCCCGGCACCCGTCATCGTCAGCGCCACCGTCGCCGTCCCGTACAGCGGCAGGTCCGTCAGCACATGGTCAGGCTGCGCAATCACCGGCGAAAAGAAATAGCTGCCCCAGTCGAACACCCCGGAATCGTCCAGCAGCGACAGCACCCGGCTGTAGACCGGCCCATCGGTCGGATCCACCACGGTCACCGTCGCGGTTGTCCCGCGCAAGCCAAACAGCGCCAGCCCGTTTGTCACCGATCCGTCCGGCGCAATGCTGATCCCGATCCCGGTTCCGGTCGACGGGTTCCCCAGGATAGTGTCAAACGCCGCAAACCGGTTGACCTTGCCGACCCGGGTCCAGGTCGCCGGGTCTTTCGCCGCCCCCGTCACCGGATCATCTGCGGTCGATGTTGCCGCCTCATACAGGTCATAAGACGGCAAGACATACCGGCGCGTTCCCGCCGCGACCGTGCCCGCCGCCCAAACCGTTTCCGACAGCGCCAGATTGGTGGTCGTGATCTTTGCCGGATCAAAGGCGCGGGGCGTGATGATCTTCATGCCGCTCGGGTCCCGGGAAGTCCGTCAATATCCCAGCGCGCAAAATATTTCTCCATCTTCACAAATCTGTTGTTCATCGACGTCAGCAGCTGATCGGTCCGGACAGCCTGCATCGCAGAGCCAACGACATCCCCCATAAGCGGTTGGGCAGAAGGCACAACCATGCTGGATGCCAGCGCGCCACGCGCCCGGTTGAAGTCCAGAAGGGTTGCAAAGTCTTCCTCTTTGAACCGCCCCATCGCTTCGCTCAGTTTCTGGGTGGCCTCGGCTGCATCCTCGATGCGCCAGATGTTTTCCTTCAGCGCCCGATTGGACGGGTCCAGCGCCTCCAACTCCCGGCGGCGCAGTTCCGTGGTGTCACCGTGCAGCCGCAGCAGCTCTTCTTCCAGCCCCTTGCGTTCCCCGGAAATGCGCTGTTCATCTTCCAGCTTCCAGATACGGTCCTGCAGCGCGCGGTTGGCCGGGTCCAGGGTTTCCAACTCCCGGCGGCGCAACTCTGCAGTATTGCCTTCAATGCCCAGAAGGGTTTCTTCCAGGGCCTTGCGCTCTCCGGAAATGCGCTGTTCATCTTCCAGCTTCCAGATACGTTCCTGCAGCGCCCGGTTGGCCGGGGCCAGGGCGGCCAGTTCCCGGCGGCGCAATTCGGCGGTATTGCCTTCCAGTCCGAAGATCTGGTTTTCCAGCCCCGTGCGTTGCTGCGTCTCGGCCTGCACACGCTGCGCCTCGGCTGCCGCCTCCAAGGCCCGACGCTCCGCCTCTGCGCGCTTTTTTGCGCGACGACGCCCGAACAGACCACCCAGCAGCGCCACCCCGATGCCAATAGGACCCAGGGCAGCAGCGCCACCCAGACCGGCAAGCAGCCCGCCACCCGCGGCCCCGCCTGCAGCCCCGCCGATGCCCAGGAGTTTACCCAGACCGCCAAGCAGCCCGCCACCTGCGCCCCCGCCGCCCAGCAGCCCGCCCAGCAGCCCACCCCCGCCGCCGGCCGCTTTGCCGCCAATGGCAATCAGGATCTGGTTTTTGGCAGCCGTCGCAATCATCTCGGCCAGCATCTTCTTGAAGCTGCCCATGATCGAATTCGTGAAACTCTTGAAGTCGCTGAACCCGCGCGACACAAAGGCCCCGAACGCATCTGCCACATCCCCGACCAGCGGCAAGGAACCTGTCAGCTCTTCGTTCAGCCGCGCGGCTTCCTTCGAATAGGCAAATTCGGTCAGCCCGTTCTTTTTCAGATCGTCCAGCTTGGCCAGTCCGGCGCGGTACTTTTCCAGCGGGGTCGTGCCATCCTCGACCGCCTTGTTAAGGCGCTGGACCTCCCGCGCAATATCCGACAGTCCGGCCGCCTCGGCACCGCCAGCCCTGCCGCCGCCACGCCCGCCCCCGCCACCGCCGCTCGAAATTCTTGGGATAGAGCTGAACCTCAGGCCCGCCCCGCGCACCGGGGGCGCAAAGGCCCCGCCCCCGAACTGCACGCGGCTGCGCACCGAATCCGGGCCGGAAGATTGCCCGGTGCGGCCCAGTTCCCGCTCATAGGCCAAGGATGCTGCCGCCTGCGCAGCACGGAAGGTTTCATCGGCCAGCGAGACGGCCATGTTCCGCGTCATTGCATAGACCTGATACGCGGCAATCATCTTGTCGCGCAAAGTCTCTGCCGCTGCCCATTGGTCGCGGTAGGAATTGCGAATTTCATTGGCCCGCAGACGCGCGGCCAGACCCAGGTCTTGCTCGGTCTTCAGTTGCTGCAGGGCAACGTCAATTTCCTCAATTCTTATGGTCAGGGCATCGCGTTCGTCTTCCGCAGCCTGGCGGAAACCGGCGGCGCGGTTCGCTTGCAGCGAGTCGATCCGCACAAGGATTTGTTCCCGCTCTTGGGTCAGGCGGTTGATCTCATTCAGGGCGCTCTGTTCTGCCTCGCCTGACGCACCACTCGCGGCAATCTCCCGCTCAAGCCGAAGCGCGCGGGTCGATTCCGTCAGACCGTCCATCATCGACTTAAGGCGTTCCGTTTCCGCATTAAGGGCTGCGCTGTCATCCTTGGCCTTCATCGCCCCGGATGCCCATTGGAACAGCGCGCCACCCGCTGCAATCACGCCAATGGTGACAAGCGAAATCGGCGAGATCAGCGATTTGAACGCAGACAAAAGCAGCGGTCCTACCGACCGGAAGTTAGCCCCCATCGACGTAAACACACCATTCAGCTGCGTGCCCTGCTGCAGCGCAATCAGGAAGGGCGATTGCCCACCCGCCAGCTGCACCCCGATGTCCTGGAACTGCGCCGCGATATTGCCGGTCTGCGCCGACATGCCGCTGGCCACACCGTTGAACCGGCCCATCTGCGCCGTGGCCCCGGCAACGCCGGTATCCACCCCGGCCAGTTCCGCATTCAGCCGGTCCAGGTTGCGCGTATAGGTCGCGCTGGAAATCGCGCCGCGCTTCTGGGCCTCATCCAGCAGCCGCAACTCGCCTTCATAGCGCTTTGATGCCGCATACAGCGGATCGAAGCGCTTCTGCAGAAAGTCCATCCGCCGGTCAAAGGCCGATGCCGATGCTGCCGCCCCTTTCAGGCCCCTGCCGATGCCGGTGTCAATCTCATCGCCGGTCTTTTTCGCCTTCCGGCCCGTGCCGGTCATCTTGTCCTGCAGACGGTTCAACAGCCGGTCGGCATCGCTGACGCCAGATTGCAGCTTGGCCGTGCCCAGGGCAAGCTCCGCATGCAGTCCGGCGACCGGGATTTGCGTCATGGCTGACTCCGCAGGGCTAGGTGGATCAGATACCCCCGCGCCAACGCATCATCGGCTTCGGTGGAAGGTGGTGCGGCCCTGGTCTGGCTTTGACCGGCCGGCTCATATTTTGGCAATTTTCTCGGGTCGTGGAACGCCAGCCCGATCAGATGCGCCAGCTCATTGGCCACAATCCGCTGCCGCTCGAACGCCTGTCTTGTCCGGGCGGCGCTGGCCTGGATCACAAGCGCCGCCTCGGCAATGGTCACGTCCCAGAATGCGGCGGGGTCTTGCCCCGCTTCGATCCAGTTCCGCCACCATTCGCCGATGATGTCGCCGCCGTCGCGCGGCGCGGCGCGTTTCCCTCATCACTCCCCGGCTTTTTGCCCGTCAGGTCTTCAAGACAGTTGGCCAGCACCTGGCCAACCATTTCCAGCGACCGGGCGATGCCGATCTTTTCCATCAGCTCCATCGCATCCGCTTCGGTTGCCTCGGTCTGCAGCGCAGCCCAGAACAGCCGCCCGGCCCGCCGCATGTCCGACGCATCCCTTTGAACGGCTTTAATCGCCTCGCCGATGGTCTCGCCGCTGCGGTCCTGATACCGCACCATCGCCCCCATCGACAGGCGCAGGCTGTACGCCTTGCCGTCGTGATCGAACGCAACGCATTTCACGCGCCGGCACCCTTGGTCCAGGTCACCGGCCCGGTGGTCCGGATCACCACCGACATGCCGATCAGCCCGCCAACATCATCCGCTTGCACGGAAGGCGTCGGATAGCCCTGGAATTCGAACAGATCGCCGGTTGTCTGGCCCGGTGTCAGCGGCATCGTCACCCGGTAATAGGCCGGCGTGTTCGATGCCTGGTCTGCCAGCTGCTGCTCATACCCCAGCGGGGTATATCCGGCATTGACCGTGATTTCGCCCGCGTCTTTCAGGCCCTTCACATACTCCCGGAACCCGCCGACCGAATCCAGGCTTGTCGCTTCCTGGAAATCGGTCTGCACCTGCGGCACCGCCAGCCCCTTGGCCTCCGGGATGCGGGTAAAGCTGTTTGCAGCCCCGGTCAGCGACCGCTCGACCTTGCCGCCCCAGGCAATTGTCTGTTTCGTCATTGGCTTTCTCCTCAGCCGAAGTGATAGTTGATGATGAAGTCCATCGTGACCCGGTGGTTCTGTGTCACGCCGTCGTCGTCGGGCAGGTCGCGCGCGCCTGCCAGAAATGCCCCTGTGATGACGCCGCCCTGCCAGGCATCCAGGGCCGTCCTGACCGCCCGCGACAGCACCTTGGCCTCGCCATAGGTTGCGGCCCAGCAATCCACCTGCACCCGCGCCCGCGACAGCCCCGGCCCGTCCAGGCTGTGATCAACCGGGCCGTCCGTCACCACCGTCAGCGTCAGGCAGGGCAAGGCCTGCCCCTGCGGGGCCAGCCCCCAGTCGATCCGCGCGGCCACCCGGGCCGAAATGGCCGGAACAGCGCCCAGCATCGCGCGCAGCGCCTCTTCCATGCTCAGCGCCCCTTCCGCTTGACCGCCTTTTCAATCTGCAGCCGCAATTCATCCGCCAGCCGCAGCAGCATCGCCCGGCTGTCCTGATCCCAGGCGGGCCGCAGGAACGGGCGCGGGCGGGAATGTTTCGTGCCGAACTCCACCAGATGCCCGTGCCGCCCGCCTTTGCCCCGCCCATAGGACGTGCCCAGATAGACCGCCGTGATCCCGGCCTCCTTTGTCCGGCCTTTCAGCTTGTCGCTGACCGTGATCGACCGGCGCAGAGTGCCGGTGCGCACCGGCACCAGAGATCGGGTCAGATCGGCGGTCGGCTCCACCGCCTTGATCATGGCGCGCTTCAGCGCCCCCTCTTCGCGCCGCATGGACTGAAGGCTCTCGAGCATGGCCGCCAGATCCTTGAACCCGTCGACCTTGAATTCCATGCTCATTGATCGGCCCGCGCCGCTGCCGTGATCTCAACGCCCTCACGCCGCCCGATCTCTTTCACGCCGGTGATATCGTACTCCCGGCCTTCGCAGATCAGCCGGTCCTTTGGCGTGATGGCCCCGGTCCGGTCTGACCAGCGCACCACGAACCGGGCGGTGATGCGGGCCGCCACCTGGGCCGCCGCAACCTGTTCCCGGTCGGAAACCAGACGGCGTTCCGCCCAGACCGGCGGCCCGTAATCCGCCCAGGACGGCACTGCGGCAAACCCGTCATCGCTGGCGGTGAACCGGCGGAACTGTACCCGCCGGTCAAGCTTGCCCGCTTCCATCAGCTGCGCAGCAGCAGCGCGATCTGATAGGTGGCCGCAGCCCCGGCAGAGTTGGCAATCCGCAGAATATCCGCCGTGCCGGCCACAATCGCCCCGAACCCGCCGACCGCATCGCAGCCGAAGAACAGGAAAGCGCCGGGCCGCAGCGGGCCGAAGGTCGGGGTGGTGCCGCCCATGAAGGTGGTGATCGGGCTGGTGCCGCCGCCGATGGTCAGGTTGGTGGTGTTCGGCGGCGCACTGGCCAGTTTCGGCGAATTGATGATCAGCGCCCCCACCAGCGTTGTGGCCGCGATATTGACGCCATAGACCGTCTGCAGCGCCGTGCCGTTCAGGTCCAGATCGTCGTTCGCCGCCGATGCCAGGGTGCGTTCATCGGCAAACAGCAGGTTTGCCTGCCCGGACCCGCCGCCCATCGAAAACTGCAGCACATCCTGCACCGTGGCGCTGAAATTCGGCCCGCCGTAATCGTTGAACCCCAGCTGGGTGGCCTCGAAAATGGCCGAAAGCTTTGCAGATACCGTCATTGCTCATCTCCTTGATGATAGGGTGCACCCCGCATCAGCCGGTCACGGGCTGGCAGGGTCTGTCAGAAATCCTTGGCAGATGGTCCCGGCATGGGCCGGGCGGGGTCAGAACAGGCGGCTATGCGGCTGCCCAGCCGATGCGGTGCAGGTTCACCATCTCCGAAACCCCGAACGGAATCGGCGCAGCGGCGGTTCCGGGCAGTGATGCTTCCCGGTTTTCATAAAGATGCCCGGTCAGCAGCAGGGCAGCCGCTTTCAGCGCTGCAGGAACCTCCGGGTATCCCGCGACAAAGGTGATCGTCACCGCATCGTCGCGCGTGATCGTGGTGGGCCAGGACTTGCCGGTTTTCGGGCGGATGACGCAGTGATCTTCATCCTTGAACACGTAGAAATCGGTCAAAGGCGCGGTCTGCAGCGTGTCGTTCCGGTCATAATAGGTGATCGAGGTCACCGATTGCACCGGAGCCTTTGGCAATTCCAGACCGCCACTGACCGAAGGATAGGATGCGGCCCAGGATTCCTGCGTCAGGACCCGACCCGTCATTTCCGCAACCATGTCGCAGGCCGCAGCAATCATTCCCTCGATCAGCCAGTTGTCCCGATCATCCGGTTCTTTGCACTGCTCGCGCGCCTCCGAAAGCGTCAGCACCTTTCCGGTGGCCGCAGTGACACGACTCAGAAACATCAGCCGGTCGCCTTTTCGGTTGCAGGCTGTGCCACAGCCGTTTCCGGTTTGCGCCTGGCCGCTTTTTTCAGGGCAGGTGCCGCCTCGGCCAGGCCGGGGCCTTTTTCTTCGGTTTGCGCTGGTTCCTCAACGGTTTCACGCGTGAAATCCGGGTCGATCTGTTCCGCCGCCAGCATCGCGGCCACTTCAGTCTCCGGGACAAAGACCATGTCGCCCCGGTTGCTGCCATCTGTGCGGGATACCAGCAGCTTCACCTTCACCAGCTTCATGTCTCGCCTCCACATTTCAGGCACACCTTCTGCCCGGACATCACGACCGAAGATTTCACGACGGGCAGCGCCAGCGCACGCGGTGCAAACGGGCCTTTTGCCCGATAACCCTCAATCAGGATCAAGGGTTCGCTCGGCGGCAGAAACCACTTCAGAAACTTGCGCATCACGCCCTCCATTGGCTCACAGAGACGGCGAGTTGCCCCGCCGCCCTTCGTCAGCCGATCTCAGGCGTTGCGCAGATACTTGACCGCCGCCGTGTCGGCCAGCTCGCCGTCCAGGCGGATGTAGCCGGCAATGCCGAAGCCCGGCCAGAAATCCTTGTCCTGAATCGCCCCGATCAGCGGCGCACCCACTTTGCGGACAAAGTATTTGCCGAAATCTCCGAACGCGATGATCCGCGCGGTCGTCGCCTGCGTCCCGGCCATGTCCTGGTTGATCGAATACGGCTTGCCCAGCAGGCGGTCCGGTTCGCCGTTCCGCACATCGCCCATTTGCCACAGATAGTTGCCCTGGCCGTCCTTCAGGCGACGGATCGCCAGCAGGATGTTGTCATGGAACATCCAGCGGCACTTCGGCGATGCCCGGTAAGCCGGATCGACCGAATGCAGCAGGCCCATGATTTCATCCGATGTCACGGCGGTGGCCGAGGCGGCTGTGACGCCAAGTGTCGCGGCGGTCACAATCCCGTTTGGCTGGCCGGAACCCGTCCCCGTGGTCAGCCAGGCGTTCGCGCGGCGGCCCAGGCGTTCGCCCAGCAGATCGCCCAGCAATTGTTCCATGTTGAAGATCGAATCGTTTGCCAGTTCATAGGAAACCCGCACCCATTCGGTCGAAGCCGAGAAACTGTCCAGCTGGCGCTGTGCAAAGACCGCATCTTCAGAACCGTCGTCGGTCAGTGTTGCGCCTTCGGTCTGCGCGGCGGCAACCTTGGCGGTGTCGTCGATAAAGGGCATCGGCAGCGGGCCGCCCGACGCCGTTGCCATGGTCGTGCAGATGTCTTCGTCGTACATCGGACCCCACAGCTTCATCGCGCGGATCAGGACGGCCTGCAGTTCCGTGGGCACGGTGAAGCCACCGGCGCTGTTGGTGCCAACCGTCTGCACCCGTTTTTCCACTTGCTGAAAGCCCTGCTGCAGCACGCTGCGGGCCTCGGGGCGCATGTCGCCGGTGGCACCGCCAGCGGCAAGCCATTCGCGGAACGCTTCGCGGTAGGTCACCGGCTGTCCCTCATCGCTGCCGCGCCCTTCCTGGCCCAGCAGCGGGCGGCGCGGGTCGGGGGCGGTCAGCGCGTCCTGCACCCGTGCCAGACGGTCTTCGCGGTCGATCACGCCCTGCAGGCGGTCGAAATCTTTCATCATCGCGTCAAATTCGGCGTTGATCTCCCCGGCCCGGTCTTCGGGCGTCTTGTCGGTGATCTCTTCCAGTTTGGCGCGGGCATTGGTGTGAATGCGCGCCTGCTGCTCCCGCAGCTCAATGATCCGGGTCATGCTTTTCTCCTGTGACCGGTTTCGGGGGAATAGGCTTCCGGCGCGCCGCCGTTCAGCCGTTCTCCGCGCCGCGAAGGCGCAGGTTCATTTTCATCCGGTGGCGCAGGGCCGCCGAATTGAAATTCTTGGTCCGTGCCGCTGCCCGGTGCTGTTCCAGACTGCGCAGGCCGATGCTCGTCCCGTCAAAAGCGGGCGTGGTGACAATCGACACATCGAACAGGGCCAGCTTGCGGATCGTGCGGACCGGCATCGTGCCGGTTTCATCCCATTCCTGCAGTTCCGGGATAAAGGCAAAGGACATCTTGTCCAGATCGCCGCGCTTCATCTTCGGAACAATGCTTTGCACATCGGGATCGCTGCCATCCAGCACCGATTCCATGAACAATCCCGTCGCATCTTCGCGCAGCACCAGCGTGCCGGATCGGGTACGGGCGAGCGGAAGGCCCTCGTGATTGATCAGGAACACCACATCGTCGCGCCCGATGGCGTCCGCAAAGGCACCCGGGGCGATGATCTCCTGAAAAAACCCGCCAATATCGGCGGCCTGGTTGAACACTGCCGCATAACCTGAAACGCGGATGTCATTGCCATCCGCCCGGATGTCTGCGGCGATTCCGCCCCGGAATTCACGCTCCATCGTCTGTCCCCTGACTGGCCCCGGCAACCGGCTGCGAACCGATTGGCACCGTGGCACCCTGTATCAACAGCCTGTCGCCCTGCGGATCGCCGGGACGGTTTTCCATCTGACGCGCTTCATTCGGCGTCAGGATCGCGTTCTGAATTCCCTTCGCATAGCCTTCCATGCGGGTCTTGAAATCGCCGCGCAGCAGGCCGTCCATATTCATTTCGACAAAGAATTCCCGGTCTGTCCTGCCGAACAGCTTCAGGTTCAACTCCTGTTCGAACGCCTCCACCCAGCGCTTCATCGTGTGCTTCACGAAATGCAGATCCTGCTGTTCCGTGTTGCTGAACGTGCCATGCGACAGGTCCTGCAGAAAGGTCGGCGGCAGCGAATAGATGCGCCCGAACTCTTCAATCAGGAACCGCTTCAACTCGATCAGCTGCGATTTGGCGGCATCTGCACCCAGCGGCTTAATGTCCAGCCCGCTTGGCAGGATCAGCGCCTGACGCCCTTCCTTTGCCGCCTTCCGCGTGGCCTCTTCCAGGTCTTTTCCCGCCGCCTGCATCGACCGCCCGGACTGGAAATTCCCGGTCACGGCAAAGGGCGGCACCCCGCCATTCTGGAAAAACCGGCTGCCAAACCGCGTGGCGGCGATGGCCAGGGCAATCACATCCCGGTTGGTCGCGATGGGGCCATAATGCGACAGCCCGTCTTCGCGCAGCATGAACGGAATGTCGATAATCTCTGTTGCCGCGTAGGTGATCGTTTCCGATCCGCCCTTCGGCTTGTATTCGTAGAGCTTCTTTCCCTTTGGCGTGCGCCGGATTTTCACCTTGCCGGGTTCCAGCGGCCAGATGTTGATCACCTCTCGGCTGGCGCTCCGTTCGATGAAACTCAGGCCCCGGCCACCGGTCATCACCCGCTCGAAAAGATACTTCCGCCACTCGAAAGAGGACTGCTCATCATTCGGCGCGTCATGCAGCAGCTTTGCCAGCGGGCTGTCCGTCACCCGTTCGCGTCCGCTGTCCGTCCGGCGGAACAGGTTCAGCGGCAGACCGGCCAGCGTGCCGGGAATGAAGTTCACGGCGGCAAAAATCGCCGGAACGCTTAAGGCGTTTTCCGTCGTCACGACAATGTCGCTGGCCGTCTGCATCAGGTCGAGGCCCATCAGACGCAGAAAATCATTATCCGCCGGTGTGGCCGTGGCCCCGGTGGACGATGCCCGGCTTTCAGCCTGACGGCTGCCGCCAAACTCCATGCCGAAAATCTTCATCACATGGCCATCCGGTACTCAGGATCGGCATCCCACGGCGTCACCACCATGCCGCCCGCCTGCGGATTCCGCGCCATCAGCATGAAGGCGTTGAACCCGGCCATCAGCGCGTCGATCTTTGCCTTGCCGGCCGTCTCTTTCGTGATCAGCACGGCATTCCCTTTCTGTTCCGCACGGGCATTGCCCAACTTCCAGGCCATCATCGGCTGTCCGCCGTGGCGGAACGTGCCATCCATCAGCTTGCGTTCCATGCCCCAGATCGCCGATGACAGCCGGTAACCC